TATGTAAGGGTTTGGTAGGCCCGCGTTGTAATGAATGAGCAAATGGGTACAGCACAACCGCCCAACTACGGTAGCGATGTATAGTGACTGCGAACTCACAACAGGGTTCAAGTCGGTTCGGCTAGAAATAGCCGAATTGTGACTGCTCATCTACCACAGAGAACGCAACGTTTAAGGTTGCGTTAAAGTTATTTTTAGAAGTTTGCGTAATTTAGAAATAAACTGAGCGTAGCGAAAGTTTAGATGGCTGTAAGCCATCTTTGTGTTGACTCCTACAGTCTGGTATACAGTTTGTCAACTTGATTATTCTGCCCGTGATCCTCGATAACTGTCGAGGAACCAAATCCGATATTTTCCATGTACCTGTCCATTTCCTCAACGTCCGGGATCTGCGGTTGTGCCGGATCCTTGTGTAAGTTTACTTCGTTCAACACATACTTGGCCCTCTGGAAAATTTGCGGGGCGCCTTGCATCACGAGGATTTCCGCTCCCTGCACGTCCTGTTTGATGAAATCAAACTGTCGGTCCTCGCCCACCACCCTATCCAAGGTTTGCATATCTCTGATGTCGTGTGCCACACAGTCGAAAGACGGTGTTGCGCCAAATATGTTGGAACCCTTTGTGTATTCTATCTGATTGTTGCGTTCCCTGAGGAAAAACTCCACGGGCCTGTTCTCGTTTCCCAACACGGCGATATGGTATTCGTCCGCTATCTTCTCAAGATGATGCCTGTGTGAGTGTCCGGCCTCCACGCAGGTGAAGTGTGCGTCGGGCCAATGTTGCCTCATCGCGATGGTCCAACGGCCTTTCCAGGCTCCGAGATCCAGCACGGTTCGGGGTTTGTCTAGTTTCGCGAGATGGTCGTACTGATCGCCGACCATTATTCCTCGTCGTCTGTGTTGTCTTCGGTGTGAGTTTGTTCGTCGTCCTCTTCCTGTGTGGAATCGTCAGTCAGTGACTTGATCCTTTCCAGTGCTTCGTCCAGCAGTTTCTCCTTGGTGTGCAGTTTGGCCTCCAATTCTGCTATGGTTTTGTTCTGCTCGCCGATCTTGTGCCCAACCGACTGCACGTCCGCTGTGGCGTGTTCCAGTTTGATCATTACCTGTTTGAGTCGTGATTCTTTGGTTTTGCACTTGGCCAGGGCATCATCACGATCCTGTGCTAGTTCTTTGATGTTTTCTTTGAGTTCTCTGATTAGATCCCGTTCGGACATATGTAAGTGTTAATTATCTGTATTGTAGTGTGCCATTAAAGTATTATATAATGATTTAGAAGAAAGGTTGACCTGTTTTTTTGGTAGTTTCCAAGTTCTCTTTGATTATGCTGGCCACCATTTCACGTTCCTGCACACCCATTACCAGTGCTTCCTGGTAGGTTATTCCGCCACGCATATACCAACACATCTTGAGCAATTCGTGTTTTAGATTCTTGCCTTCGTTCTCTAGATTCTCGAAATATTTTATCAAGTCAGATTGCCCCAGTGTCAGCAACTTTATACGAAAAAATTTGAGTTGTCAAAAGTTATTGGTATTGTGTAAGTTGCAGGCGCACCGTTCTTTATCTGTTCCGCTGTGGCTTTCATTGGAATTGGTTGCACCGAGCCTTGCAATCTTATTTTTGCTAACTCTTCCTCTATTTCTTTGATCAGTTTAGATTCTGCATTGTCAACGAATGCCTTTATCTGTGCAGGATCGGACACCGATTCTTTTCCGTCCGGCAGTGTTATTTTTTCTATGTTGCTCAACAACAGCGATGCGTTCAGGTCAGTCAACATTTTGAAACTGTCCGTGAACTTTTGTGTCTTCTCATCATCGGTCATTGTGGTAGACTGTTGCACCTGCATATAGATCCTCTGTTGCTGGAATGTTCTAATTTGGCTTTCAATTATCTGTCTGTAGATCAAAGGTCTCACCGTGATTTCCAAACCGTCCTTCAATTTGCAACTGTTTGTGATAGTCACTTGTGATAATCTATCCAACAGTTCGGGCAACATGATTGATTGTGTCACTTGCTCATTTGCACCAGGTACTGTTGTGTTCATGTCCATTTTTTCACCATAACTTGCAATCCTGATCGCTATTAATATGGTGTCCATATCGTAACTGACCAACTGCCAAGGATCCTTGATGTTTGGAATGCAAGATTTGATCACATCGATTGTCGCTTGTCCATTCATCATGGCATCTGGCGTTTTAAAAGCCAACTCATCTTTCGCCGTCATTGGTAGCACTGGATATTCTCCGCTCGGAGAACGTTCAAGTACGTGTGGAGGGTAATTTCCGCCACTTGGGAATTTGATGTATATAGCCGGTTGCCTGTAGTATTTGCTTAATGGATTTGTATTTTCAGTCATTTTTTAGTTCTATAAATATACTTTATTAACGTATGTATGTCAATATTTATATGCGTATATAATGGTGCTTAAAAATGGACGAAGAAATAAAGAAAATATTAGACGAATTACGTAAAGTTACCAGCACTCGAGACCTCGAAAACTGGCGTAGAGCCAATGCCAAAGCGGTAAAGGACATGGAGGCCAAAGGTGCCAAAGAAACCAAACTATTCAAAGACGAAATCAGAGCAAAAGAGCGACTTTTAAGAGCTGAAGGTAATTTAGCAGAACATTTCAAAAAACTCGGCGGCAGTATGGGAATGACAGAAACTTCCGCTTCGAGATTTGGTAGAGCGGCAAGAAACACAGCAGATTTTGTTGGTGAATTCGGCGAAGCTCTATACGAAGGTACAGGTAGTATCTCAGATTTTACAAGTGCGTTAAAAGAATTTGGTCCTATAGGAAAAGTACTGGCAGGAGTTGGTACTAGTTTTGACAGGTCAGTACAATCATTTAGAACGTTGTCCACAGTGGGTGGTACCTTTGCTCAGAGTCTGGTTGAATTAAGGGAGACGGCAACCAGGGCAGGATTACCATTAACAGATTTTGTTGACCTTATAGGAAAAAATTCAGAGGCACTTGCTCAACTGTTCGGTTCAACCACACAAGGTGCCAAAGAGTTTGCTAACTTTTCTGAAACGTTCAGACAACAGAACATACAAGCACTTGCACCATTAGGACTAACGGTAGAAGAAATTAACGAACAACTAATCACTAACCTGACATTACAAAGAAGAACGGGTAATTTTGTACAAGGGCAAACAACACAACAGTTACAGTCAGGAAGAAGATTAATTTTACAGTTAGATAGACTAGCAAGACTTACTGGTATCCAGAGAGAAGAACTTTCAAAAACAATCGAATCTCAAATGTCCAATGAGAGATTCCTTGCTTTCTTGAGTCAGCAAACCGAAGAGACTGCTCAAAGGTTGGCAGGCTTCTCTGCTGGTATTGACAAGTTGGCTCCTGGACTTGCAGAAGGATTCCAAGACTTGATCGCTAACGCAGGTGTTCCTGTAACAGATGCCGCACAACAATTGATAATGAACATACCCGAGGCATCGGCTATCATCCAACAGTTAACTGCTGGAAGTATTTCAACTGAAGAAGCATTGGTCAATTTAAGAGATGCCGCTTTAAGATCAAACAAAGCATTGGCAGATGTGGCACAAACAGGCACAGTAGACTTTGCTAGATTATTTGCTGAAGTAAACAAACTTGCAACCGCTCAACTAAACACAACAGAAGTTACCGAAGAACAAAGAGCAGAAGCAGAAGCATTGACAAGACAGTTGACACAATTTGAAGATGCATCAAAAAGAGCTTCAAGTGCCATACAAAGTGTTGAAACAGGATTCCAAGCATTCGTGGGAAGTATACTGGGTGACGGCCCGGGATCATTGAACAACACAATGAATGGATTATCAGAAAAAATTACAGATTTAAGCACAGGTACCAAAGCGGCCTTGTTCGCCTCAGCAAAAGTTATTGAAGGATCTGTTGGGATGATGAGAGATGCCGCACCTATCACAGCAGGAACTTATGCCGCTTTAAAAATGGCAGGTGTGGGTCCAGGTATGGGTGGAATGGGATTTGGTGGTACCATGGGACGAGGAATGGGCAGTAAAGGTTTAGGATTAGGTGCTAAGGTTTTAAGAGGTGGTGGTTTAATAGGTGCTGGCCTAGGTGCCGCAGGTGCAGTAGGAAATTTAATGGATGACGACAAATCAAACAACGCAGGAGCAATAGGAACATTGGCCGGTACGGCCCTTGGAGCATTTTTTGGCCCTGTGGGAATGATGTTAGGCGGTATGGCAGGTGGTATGATAGGTAATGCCATCGGCGGACGACAGTACGGAACAATGGGCACACTGGGTTTACCTTATGAACCTAAAAACGTTTTGACAAGTCTACACTCTGGCGAAAGGGTTTTGAGTCCAACAGAAACAGCAGAATACAATGCAGAACAAGTAACAGGTGGCTCAACTGCCAATTTCACTATGCTGGCCGGTAAATTGGATAACATGAATACCTCACTTATTAGTGCAGTAACGGAAATGAAATCTATGAATAAAGGCGTAAATACACTTGTCGCTGTTGGTAACGAAACTGCAAAAAATACAAATATTACGCAAAGAAGACTTGCAAACAAGACGGAAAGTATTATATAATAAAGTATGGCTTGGAAAAAATATTTTAAAGACGCTAACCTTTCTCCTATATCAGGAGATAGCAGACCTAATTTTGCAAAGAGAAACTATTCTTCGTATCTCCCAGATGTTTACACAGGACATCCTAACAGGATACAGAGATACTTCCAATATGACCAAATGGATTCTGACTCAGAAATCAATGCGGCACTAGATATACTTGCAGAATTTTGTTCACAAAAAAATCAAGAAAATGAAACTCCGTTTGATTTGTCTTTCAAAGACGAAGTCACTAGCCACGAGGTAAAACTTTTAAAGAAAGCATTGCAACAATGGACAAAATCAAATAAATTTAACAAAAGAATTTTTAGAATAATTAGAAACTCTCTGAAATACGGTGATTGTTTTTTTATAAGAGATCCTGAGACAAACAAATGGCTATACATTGATTCTGCAAAAGTAGATAGAATTATTGTAAACGAATCTGAAGGAAAAACACCTGAACAATATGTTGTAAGAGATATAAATCCAAACTTACAAAGATTATCGGCAACACAAATTACACCAAACCAAGTTTACGGTGGCGGCGGAAGCGGCGGAACTTACAATCAAAATTATGCAGGTGCCGGTCAAGGTGTAAACCAACAAGCAGGTGCTGGCCAAGGTGGTAGGTTCTACAGAACAATGAATCAATATACAATCAATGCTGACAACGTAATACATTTGAGTATGTCAGATGGGTTGGATAACTTGTTTCCTTTTGGACAATCTGTATTAGAACAAATTTTCAAAGTTTACAAACAAAAAGAATTATTAGAAGACGCAATCATAATTTACAGAGTACAAAGAGCACCTGAAAGAAGAGTATTTTATATTGACGTAGGTAATATGCCAACACACTTGGCTATGCAATTCGTTGAAAGAGTCAAAAACGAAATTAATCAAAGAAGAATTCCAAGCACATCAGGTGGTGTCAACTATATTGATGCTACATACAATCCAATGAGTATCAATGAGGATTACTTCTTTCCGCAGACAGCAGAAGGAAGAGGATCTAAAGTTGATACACTACCGGGTGGTACAAACCTAGGTGAGATAGATGACCTTAAATTCTTTACAAACAAACTTTTCAGAGGTCTGAGAATACCAAGTTCATACTTGCCAACTGGTCCAGATGATTCACAACAACAGTACAATGACGGTAGAGTGGGAACTGCGTACATCCAAGAATTAAGATTCAACAAATATTGTGCGAGATTACAAAATATGATTGCTCACGTGTTTGACGAAGAATTCAAATTTTGGATCAAATCTAAAGGATACAACATCGATAGTTCGATGTTTGAAGTAAAACTAAATCCTCCACAGAACTTTGCACAGTACAGACAGACTGAAATGGACCAAGCGAGGGTTCAAACATTTACCCAGGTAGCAGAACTGCCATATATGAGTAAACGTTTTGCGTTAAAAAGATTCTTAGGGTTAAGTGAAGAGGAAATGGCAAGAAATGCTGACTTGTGGGCGGAAGAAAATGCAGTGCCACAGAAAAAACAAAGCAAGGCAACACAACTCAGAACAGGTGGAATCACACAAGGTGGTATAACTTCTGATTTAGATCAGTTTGAGAACCCTGAGGCGCCAGATGACGCACCACCGGCCGAGGGAACACCAGGACAAACACCACCAGCAGGTGGAGGAACACCGGGAGGAACAGGTGGTGGAACAGGTGGAGGAACACCAGTTTAAGGTTAAATACGATTATGAAACTGATGGAATTTTTTAGATATGGTGACGAAGGCTTTGAACAGGACAAATCATATGATCCTGAACAAGATATATCTATTTTGGATAAAAACGACACAAGAAAAACACGTCTTACTCTAAAAGACATAAACAGAATGAGACTGGCATCAGAAGAACACGATCAACGACAAAAGGACGAAGCAGTATTTGTCCAGAAAATGTATGGAGCTCAAGCAACGAACGATAACTTAGAGTTGTAATGAGTGAAACTATATTTGTTTTAGGTAACGGCGAATCCCGAAAAGGCATACAGATAGAAGATTTGAAACAGCACGGCAAGGTGTTTGCCTGTAATGGTGTGTATCGTACAGATACTCCAGACGTGTTGGTTGCTGTTGATCCAAAAATGATACTAGAAATTGCGGAAAGTGATTACGTTATTAATAATAATGTGTGGTCCAATTTCAATTATATGTACAAAAAGAATGATAAAATCATGAACCATGTGCAATTCTTTCAACCCTCATTGGGTTGGAGTTCAGGACCAACTGCATTGAAATATGCCGCAGATCATAAACCAAGAAAGATCTATATTTTGGGTTTTGATTATCAAGGACACAACGATAAACAACGTAAAATTTTTAACAATATGTTCAAGGACACTAGAAATTACAAAAAATCCACAGAAGAGGCAACATTTTTTGGTAATTGGTTGAATCAAACCAAACGTGTTTTAAAGGATTATCCAGATATTCAATTTTTTAGAGTTGTGCCAAAAGGGTGGTTCAAACCAAAAGATCTGGAATGGAATAAAAATATAAAGCACGTAGATATCGATGATTTTTTAAGGCTATATAACTTAAAAATTAAATTATAGTCATAAATTTGACAAAATGTGTCGTTTTTGTCATATATTACACCCCTAAACCCCTATCTTTGTTAAATATACATTACGTAAATACGTATAAATCGATTAAAGGAGCTCGTTAATAAATGACAAATCAAACTAATAAATTTGAATCATTGTTAGAATTGCTAATCAACGAAGAGAATGATAAAGCAGAACAATTATTCCATGAAATCGTAGTTGAAAAATCTAGAGACATCTACGAAAATTTAGCGGATTCTGAGTCAGCACCTGCTGACGCTACTTCGGAAGAAGTAAAGGAAGAGGCTAAAGAAGAAACTAAAGAAGAAACTAAAGAAGAAGTTGCTGAAACTGAAGCATCTAAAGACGAAGCAGTAGAAGAAACTACTGAAGAAGCAAAAGATGAAGAAGTTAAAGAAACTGAAACTCCTGCTAAAACAGAAGAAGAAACTGTTGAAGCGATTGGTGGAGATGCTACTGACGAATTAGTAAAAGACATCACTGCTGATGAAGAAGGTGACGCTGACGCGGCGGCTGACGATATGGAAAAAGACATGGACGCAGACGGTGAAGAAGGTGACACAGAAGAAAGAGTTGCGGATTTAGAAGATGCTTTAGATGAATTAAAAGCAGAATTCGAAAAAATGATGATGGACAAAGGTGATGAAAAAGAAGAAGAATCTTTAGAAGCACCAGTTACTCCAGAAACTGAAATCCAACCAATGGAAGGCAAAAAAGAAGATAAAAAAGAGAAAATGGATGAATACAAAATCCAAAAATCTGCTGACAATGCCGACCATGCTGATAGCAAATCATCTCCAACTGCATCTCAAGCCAAAGGTTTAAATGGTGCGAATGCAAGTGAGTTAATGAAATCAGGTGAAGAGTCAGGAAGACCTGCACCAACTCCTTCAAAAACAGAAGGCGATTTTGCTAACACAGGTGGAAAAGACAGTCTAAAAACTACAGAAGTTAAAGCAGACCACAAAGACGGTGCTGATGCTTCTGGCAAAAAATCTCCAATAGTTGCTATCAAAAAGTAATTACTGGGATTTAAGGAGTAGTAAACGATGTCACTATATCTAAGGGAACATTTAACCTACGATCAGGCCAGAGTACAGATTCTACACGAGGGCGACCAGGGTAAAGATTTGTACATGAAGGGAATTTGTATTCAAGGAGGCATTAAGAATGCTAACCAAAGAATCTATCCAGTAAATGAGATAGGTAAAGCGGTAAAAACTCTTAATGATCAGATCGGATCAGGTTATTCAGTTCTTGGAGAAGTAGATCATCCAGACGACTTAAAAATTAATTTGGATCGTGTTTCACATATGATTACAGAAATGTGGATGGACGGTCCAAATGGATACGGTAAGATGAAAATTTTACCAACACCGATGGGTCAACTTGTCAAAACGATGTTAGAATCAGGAGTGAAACTAGGCGTTTCCAGTAGAGGTTCAGGTAATATGAACGAATACGGAAGCGGAGAAGTTTCAGATTTTGAAATAATAACGGTTGATGTTGTGGCCCAACCTTCGGCCCCAGGTGCTTACCCAACGCCAATATACGAACATTTGTTAAACACAAAAGGTGGTATGAAAGCAAAAGGT